CAAGTTCAATGTTTCCTTTGTTCCATACGACCACACCCTGTTGCATCCACTTTGGTAGATGCTCATATGCAAGTTGAAGTCTGGATAAGAGTTCTCTGGCCGTGGCTAGTTTGTTTGCCAGAATTGCACAGTTCACACTTTCGTTGAACAGTATGTAATGTAGGAGAAAAGATATGATTGTCGTTGATTTACCTGTCTGTCTGGGCATCTTACAAATGACAAACCTATCATTAACAAAAGTGTTTATCATTTTTTTCTGATAAGGATACATATCAAATGAGATCAAACCCTTATCTACATGAATTACTTTGACGTAATTTTCAATAAAATATTGTGGATTTTTCCAACATTCTTTATATTCTTGGATAGATTCTTCCGTCCACTCCACATTTTGACCAACCGCTTTGAGATTAGGGTTACCAAGATACGTTTCAGCCATCTTTTTTACCCTTCAACATCTTTTGAAGTTCTGCCGTTGAACCGACAAAAAGATTATTGTTGACACTAGTTGGTCCACCCTTTTCAGTCCTCATGTCTTTTTTTGTTTTGTGAAGATTGAGAAGTTCTTTGTTGGTTGTGGTCAACTGTCCTATGGTCTGTTGAACCACCTCAAAGGCCCTTGGATGTTCTGATTGTTTGGCTATTTCAAGGAGTTCTTCAAGTCCATCTGTACCTCTTTCAATTAGATTGTACAAATTTTCTCTAGCATACTGAAAATCTGTCTCACTATCATCATCCGTGATGGCAGGAACGACACGTTCTACTTTTGCTATTTCTCTCTTAGGTTTTTCTACGATCCCTAAGACTTCATCCAAATGGTTATCAATATCATCCATATCATACATCTGTGCCTGTGGTTACATCATAATTCTTACTTGGTTCAAAAAATTCAAAAGTTTCACTAAACCCATAATCATCACTAGCAGTTGCCGTGGTTGGAGATGGTGTAACTGTATATCTGGATTTGACAGTAGACTCAGCCGCACCTTCACTACTGTCCTCAGATGCAATTCTCTCGTAATTTCCTGTTTCCAGTAATATGTAGTCTGTAGTATCAAAGTCTGAAGTTTCCAATAAAATAAAGTTTACTTCAAATCCAGTTTGATCACTGCCAGGAATACGAAAGTTGACTTCAATTTGTTTGATGACTGAACTTGTTTTAATATCTGGGTAAATCATTCCTTTGAGTAAAAAACTGACTGTCCAGATAATCGTTCTTCTTGTTGCAAGTTCTCCCTCATATTCATCACTTTGACTTGCAGATTCAAGAATTATAGGAACATCTGTCTTGATTCCCATATCTGGAATTGTATTGATGGTAACTGTAAATTGTGGAGTAAAATATGGAAGAATCTGTTCAAGAATTTGTGTACCATCTTCAGCATTATTGACTAAAATAAAAAGGTCAAAGGTAAAATTATATGGGACAGGATTATATTGAGACATCAGAGAAGATGTAGTAGATGTATTTGCAGCTACATTTCTTCCTAATGTATTTAATTTTCGTGCTGGATCGTAAGATATACCAGTAAGAGCAAAACCCATTCTTGGTACTCTTGTGGCCACAACTCTTCTATCAGTAGTACTTTCCTGAGTTGCAAGAATCCATTTCTGTTTTGGTCCATACCCAAGAGGAACCTTAACTCTTTCAACTACGTTTCCACTAGAATTTTTTCTCTCTACATTGAGATCATTGAAAAGAGTTCCAAAGGCTGCGACATATTTTCGTATCGTTTGATGATAAAAGGTAGATCCTAACATTAGTAATTAGTCCCTTCACTAAATGGATTACCTTCTGAAAAATCAAGGATAGAATCTGCATCGGTTTCAATTTGTTTATTACTTGTTGCAGTGTCTGTTATACCTGCATTAATTTGTGCAAGAGTTTCTACAGCTTCATCTGTGGTTTGTTTGGTTTCGTATGTACCTGTAGCCAAACTAGTTGCACCAGTAAGAATTTCTCCTACTGTAAACACACCTGTCATATTGATAAGATATAGATACCTTGTAGTGGTATCCCACTTTGCAACTTCTCCTGTTGTGGATGAAGTTCCACCTGTGACTGTCTCTCCTACTTGAAAAGTACCCGATACTGCAGGACTTGATGCTAACTCAAATGTACGAACAAAAGATTGTTGTACTTCAATATCATCAATCTCTTCAATACCTGTGTCAATTTTTTCATCTCCGTATGCAAACAATTCACACACAAGATCAAAAGTTTGTAAAGAACCAGTTTGATAAAATGTATTTGTGCTCTGTACATCTAATATTTGAAAAAGTCCATCTGTCAAAGGAAAATAGATCAAGTCGCCAGGTTGTGGTTCTTTGTCTCTACCTTCACCTTCAAAATTTAATTCTTCAAATCTTCTTCTGGATACTGTAAGTGTAATTTGATCCCTTACCTCAAGACCAAAATTAGATACAAAAGTACCTTCACCTTCAAACCCATCAACATTTTTTATGTACATCTCAATAACTCTTTGATCTTTGAATTGAGATATGCGATCTTCACCATACAGTTTATCTTCATTCACAAGAGTCCTAGGCATATAATGTAAATCAATACCATAAACCTTGATTGACTCAATGATAATACTTTCAATGAGCCTTTGATCTGCTGTATTTGTTCCGTAGTAATTGAAGTAGTGATTGGTTGCCATGTTATCCAATCATCAAATCATCTGGGAGCTGATATTTGAGTTGTACCTCTTCCTCTATTTTGTCTAGTTCTTGTACAGCATCATCATATAACTGTCTACCATTTAATGTGACTCCACCTGGCAGTTGCATCCCCTCAAACTTGATTAAATTTTGACCCCATTGTTTTTTAAATAATGCGGTGATATATTTTTTGAGAAACATATCTCCATAAACATCAGAAAAAGTATCTGGATCTGTTATTGTGTAACATTCAGCAACTATGAAGTCATCAATCTTAACGTCATCTCCCCATCGAATATCCAAATATAATCTATCTGTGTGTCGATTAAATCTAAACCTCGGCATTGTATTGAAAAGATTATTGATCGTGGTAAGATGTTGTTGTGTAAAAACATAATTACTCATCTGGGCACCAGTTCCCATTCGATATAAGTCATTTAATGCATATTGATAATTTACTGAAAACATATTTGTATTTCCTTCTGTTTCTCTGTAGAAAGGAATTATACCCTTTACTCCAATAATATTTTCAGTAATTGAGATGTATTGATTATCAAAATCTCCCAAAGAATTTGCATTAGAACTTGCAGTTGTTGCAGATGCACCACTCGTACCACCAGTAATTGTTTCACCATTTCCGAAAGTCGTTGTGGTATTTGCATAAAATGTATTTCCATCACCACCAGATTTTACCTCTGGATTCTTATATCGTATTGTTGTATTTGCACTATGGTACTCATGAACTGTTGCTCTCACACCACTAGTTCCACCAGTAATTGTTTCTCCTGCCGTAAATACAACATTTGCAGTTAGTTTAAGAGTAGATGCCGTGATTTGATGTTTAAGAAAAGTAGGTTCAGTTGCATCGAAATGATACTCTTGAAAAAACTCAAGTGCATCGTCAATCCTATCTTCCATCTGATCATCATCAAGATTCAGTTCTACTACTGGATGGCCAAGTTGTCTCTTTGCATAATCTTTAAGTGTTGCTCTGGAAGTTGGTTGTGTCATTTCGTCCTCAATAAGTTGCAGATGCTGAAACTGTTATTATACCTTCAGCCAATCTTTCTATTGTACTTCCATCTGACTGTGTGTATTCTATATCATAGACATACCGGCCAGGAGAGATAGATGCCGTCTGAGTTGCAGTCAGAGAAATAGTGACATTTGAACCTGAATCTGCACAGGTTAATGTGATTACGTTATTTGATGTGTAATGAGATGGTCTGAGTTTCCCGGCACAAGTTCCAGAAGAAATTGCAACATTTCCTCCAGCTGTGTTTTTGGCCGTAATCACTTTTTCAAAGGTTGCACCTTGATCTATGACCAGATTAACAGTTTGTTTGTTGAGAGTGAGTGCCATGAAATCTCCTTAGAATTATAAACCTTTCCATATATTTAGTAATGGAAGGAGTTAGGAGATTAAGTAGAAGGTTCGTCTGGCCACCCATCATTGATATTAACAGCGATGAGTTCAGTAACATTCGTAGTTGCAGAAACTGTAGTTTCGTGTGCCGTGGCCTTAGTTCTTACTCCATCTCTATATGTTTGTACTGCAGAAGGAATTGCTGTTC